TTTAATGTAGGAGTATCACAAGCGGGTAATGTCAACGTCATGACTTCAAATGAAGGCGGTCTATCAAATGAACAGTTATCAGATTTAGCTGTAGACAAGATAGTCAGTATATCTGATGATGCTCCACCACATATACGACAACAAGCTAATCAATTTAGAGAACATCTCAAAAAAGTATTGTATCATTATCTTCTCTTGGCAAGACGAGAAGAGCGTGGTACTATTATTCAAGCCTTAAGATCAAGTGGTCAAAAAGAAACGGCTGAATATATAAGGAGACTCTAATATGGCTATAGCACAAGCAATGTGTACCTCTTTTAAACAAGAGCTGTTAGTAGGAACACATAACTTTACAAACTCAAGTGGAAACACTTTTAAGTTAGCACTTTATGCAGAAGGCAGTGGTGGTAAATCAAGTACAACTGCAACATTAGGAGCGACAACAACTGCGTTTACTACAACTGGCGAAGTTGCTTCAAGTGGAACTTACGCAACTGGTGGTGGTTCTTTAACAAATGTTACTCCAACCACATCTGGAACAACTGCATTTACAGATTTTGCTGACTTAAGTTTCACAACTGCAACAATTACTGCGATGGGAGCGTTGATTTATAATAGCTCTGCCAGTAATAAAGCTGTTTGTGTATTGGATTTTACATCTAATAAGACATCAACATCTGGAACTTTTACAATACAATTTCCTACAGCTGACGCAAACAACGCTATAATCCGTATAGCATAAGGATCCTACGATGGCGAACATCGGTTGGGGTGAAGGTGGCTACGGACAGAATAGATGGGGTGGTAAACTCGATGTTTCTGCTTCTCCTAGCGGTTTAGAAGCTACTGGATCTGTCAACTCTGTAACTGCTTTTGCCAGTTTTATAATTCCAGTTACTGGTGTGTCTGCAACAGGATCTGTAGGCACTGTCGTTGCATCAATACCAATATCATTTAGTATAACAGGTGTTTCTGCCACAATTGGTTTCATGACTGGTTGGGGTAATGATGGCTGGGGTGCTGGAGTTTGGGGTGGTGGTGTCGCCGCTATTCCTGGACAAGACATTGTACCAACTCCTGCCGTGGCTACTGGATCTGTAGGCACAGTTACTGTAACTGGTACATGTGTATTTTCTGTAACTGGTAATGTTGGCACAACTGCCGTAGGTGATGTTCTGGCTGCCGCTGGAGCTAGAGTAACCGAAACTGGATTAACAGGCACAATAGGTTTTGGTGATGAATCTGTTGTAGGTACTGCTCTTGTTTCAGTTACAGGTAACGCTGGCACTACAGCATTAGGAAGTGAGTTTATTACAACCACAACTGGAGCACCTACAACTGGTAATGTTGGAACAACTGCACTTGGTTCTGAAACTGTTACCGCAGATGCTAATGTAGAAGTCACATTGGCAGCAGCAACAATTTCTCTAGGAACAGTTGCACTAACAGGCACTTCTGTGCTATCTTTGACTGGAGTTAGTGCAACTGGTGCTACTGGAGAGGAGAATGTCTGGGGATTAATTGTTCCAGATCAGACAGCTAATTGGATTGAAAGGGTCGCATAATGGCAACATATGTTAATAATCTGAGGTTGAAAGAAATTGCAACTGGTGATGAATCAGGAACATGGGGTACTTCGACTAACACAAACTTAGAATTAATTGGTGAAGCATTAGGTTTTGGCACAGAAGCCATAACAACAAATGCAGATACACACACCACGACAGTAGCAGATGGAGCGGCAGATGAAGGTAGAGCCATGTATATTAAATATACTGGCACACTAGATTCTACTTGTACTATCACTATTGGTCCAAATACTTTAAAAAGAGTTCATATAATTGAAAATGCAACAAGTGGATCACAAAGTATTATTATATCACAAGGTAGTGGTGCAAATGTAACAATACTAACTGGCGAAACTAAAGTTGTTTATTTAGACGGAGCAGGAAGTGGAGCCGCAGTTGTTGACGCTTTTACAGATTTATCAATACCAGAAGCAAACCTTACTGGTACTCCAACGGCTCCGACTGCAAGTGCTTCAACAAACACAACACAAGTAGCTACAACGGCTTTTGTTACGACTGCCGTAGCTAATGCAGAGCCTTTTCCATCAGGTACATCAATGTTATTTCAACAAACAAACGCACCTACTGGTTGGACAAAACAAACAACACATGATGATAAGGCTGTGAGGCTAGTAACTGGGTCAGTAGGAACTGGTGGTAGCGTGGCGTTTAGCACTGCATTAGGATCAGGTGCAACCGTTGCTGGTGGTTCTATTAGTGGTAATCCAGGGAGTAATTTAAGTGTTAGTGTAAGTGGTAATATTGCAAGTCATACTCTAAGTATAAATCAGATACCTTCTCACTCACACCCTGTCACTGTTAATACCACAGCGGCTCATGCGGCAGGTTTCTCAGGTGCAACTGGACCTTCTACAGGTACTGTAAATACTGGTAGTGCAGGTGGTGGTGGTTCTCACAACCATAATCATAATTTAAGTGGTAGTGTTAGTGGTAATATTACATCTGGAAACTTAGCAGTTGGTGCATCTACTGCGGCGATTAATGTTAACTATGTTGATTTTATTATAGCTAATAAGGATTAATATGAAGTTAGAAGTACAAGATAATTGTCCACTTAATAACTTCAAAAAATGCAAACAATTTAAATGTGCATGGTTTGTACAAATGAAAGGTACAAATCCTAATGATGGTAAAGAGGTTGATGAATTTGGTTGTTCTATGGCTTGGTTGCCAATGTTGTTAGTTGAAAATGCAATGCAATCAAGACAATCAGGAGCAGCAATAGAGTCTTTTAGAAATGAAATGGTAAAGGCAAATCAGTCAAATCAAAATTTATTAGAGTTATCTAAGTTTATGGAACTAAGGAATAAAAAGGTTATCTCACAATGAATGACATGACTAAAGTCAAAAATATAACATTTATAGGTTCATATCATAACATAGCCTCAGATGATTATTGCGATAGAATGATTGCTAAATTTGAAAAGATAGCAAATGATAGTTCACTTATACAAAAAAGTGGAAATTATGGTTCAGAACAATATGGTGCAAAAAAAAGAAAAGATTTATCTATATTTTTTCATGAAGCACATAATGATGCTGTAGAATTACATCAAGAAACTAATAAAATATTAGATCAAGCTCTAAAATTATATATGGAAGATTATCCCTCATTAGGAACTTGTCATAATTTTTATAGTAATATTTGTAAAGTTCAAAAAACCCCACCTAAAGGTGGGTTTCACCAATGGCATTGTGAAAGAGGCTGGGCTGAGTATGGTAGTAGATGTTTGACATGGACTATATATTTAAATGATATTCCTGAGGGAGAGGGAGAGACAGAGTTTTTAGAATATGGAATAAAGGTACAACCAAAAAAAGGAATGATATGTTTTTTTCCCTCAGATTGGACACATACTCATAGAGGTAATGCAGTTTATACACATAATAAATACATAGCTACTGGTTGGTATTATATAGCACAACAATAGGAGATTAAAGATGGCTAAAATAACATATATTAAAGATGGTGAAAATTCTAAATCACAATTAATTATAGATGGAGTGCAAGTAGACTCATCAAATTATGGCGTTGCTACTAACATACATGCAATACAATGGGAAGATACAAAGGGTACAATTGAATATAATGATGGCAAAAATAATGAAGATATAACTGATATATCTTCTTTTGATTTTGAAACAAAACATGCAACAGAGAAAAAAGCTAATGAAGATGCTGAAGCAAAAGCTGAAACTGACAGACAATCAAAATTAACATATGCTGAGAAAAGAAGAGAAGCGTATCCAAGCTATGAAGACCAATTAGATGATATGTACCATAATGGTATTGATGGTTGGAAAAACACAATAAAAGCTATTAAAGATAAATATCCAAAATCATAATTAAATTATTGATGATAAAGTGAAAACCGCAACAAATCAAATAATTGATATTACACCAATAAGTAAATTACCATTGTCACAATATATCAAGGTGTATGATAATATTCTTGATATAAATGATTGTAATCTAATTCTTGATGAATATTCAAATTCTAATGAATGGTTAACAGCAAAGACAGGTCATGGTGAAAATTTGCAAATACGTAAATGTGATTCTATTCCTATTTCAAATCAAAAGATTTTAGAAAAAAATATTGATGTAAGAAATAAAATAGATTCAATGTTATTTAAAAAGGTAAGCAATATAGTACAAAAATATATGTCAGATTTTCCATCATGTTTCCTTACTTCTGATAGTGGATATGATTTACTTAGATATCAAGTTGGTGGTTATTATGGTCAACATGCTGACAGTTTTAAAGAACAAATGAGAACCATATCAATATCCATAAATTTAAACAATGATTATGTTGGTGGTAATATGGCATTTTTTGATAGAGAGATACAAATAAGAGGTGAAACAGGTTCTGCCATTGTATTCCCATCTAATTTTATGTATCCTCATGAAATAATGCCAATTCAAAAGGGAACAAGATATTCTATTGTAACTTGGTTAACATAAAAAAATCTAGAGATAAATAACAATATGGCAGAATATGAAATAATAGATAATTTTTTACCACAATCTGAATTTGAAGAAATTGAAAATATTATGAAAAATATGCCGTGGTATTATTTAGATTTTATTGCACATGATAAGAAAGTAAATAAAGATAATTCATTTTATTTTTATCATATGTTGTATTTTGATAATCGAGTTTTATCAAATGATTTTGAAAGAATATGTTCTTTATTATTAAATAAAATAACAATAAAATCATTAGTTAGATTGAAAGCAAATCTTTATCCCTCTACATCAAAAGTTTTAGAACATGATTATCATGTTGATTTTCCATATGAACATAAAGGTGGATTGTTTAGTATAAACACATGTAATGGGTATACTAAATTAGAAGATGGTTCAAAAATTAAAAGTAAAGCGAATAGACTTCTTTTATTTGATAGTAGTAAAAATCATGCTTCAACTAATTGTTCTGATGAAAGAATTAGGATTAATTTAAATATAAATTATTTTTAAGGAGAATCATATGCCTCTAACCAGTTTAAAATTTAGACCTGGTATTAACAGAGAGATAACTTCATATTCAAATGAAGGTGGTTTTTTTGATTGTGAAAAAGTTAGATTTTATGCTGGATTTCCAGAAAAAATAGGTGGTTGGATCAAACAATCTGACAACACTTATCAAGGAACAGCAAGAGCTTTACATAACTGGGTAGCGTTAGATGGTTCTAATTTTTTAGGTGTAGGCACACATCTCAAATACTACATAGAAGAAGGTGGAAACTTTAACGACATAACACCTACTCGTAAAACTTCTACAAACAGTATAACTTTTTCTGCTTCGAATGGTTCTGCCGAACTTACAGTTACAGATAGTTCTCATGGTGCAGTAGCAAATGATTTTGTTACAATATCTAGTGCAGTTAGTTTAGGCGGAAACATTACAGCCTCTGTCTTAAATACAGAACATCAAATAACATCTGTTGTTAATGCTAATTCATATAAGATTACTGTAAGTGCCACTGCTAATTCATCTGATAGTGGTAATGGTGGTTCTGGAGTTGACGGCGTATATCAAATAAATGTAGGATTGGATACTGGCGTTGGTGGTAATGGATGGGGTGCTGGTGGATATGGTGGTGTAAACTCTGATTTAACAACATTTGGATGGGGAGAAGCAGCATCAAGTGGAACAACTGCCGAACTTCGTTTATGGACTCATGATAATTTTGGAGAGGATTTATTAATTAATCCAAGAGATGGTGCTATCTTTCATTGGGATAAAACAAACGGCACTGGAGCGGCGGCAGTTAATATAACTAGTTTATCAGGTTCTTCCGATGCACCCACAATAGCAAAACAAGTTTTAGTATCAGATATTGACAGACATTTAATTGTTTTTGGTGCAAACACAATAGGAACATCAACACAAGATCCATTACTTATTCGTTTTGGTTCTCAAGAATCTCTAACAGATTTCACACCAACTGCTACAAACACGGCTGGTGATTTAAGATTAAGTAGTGGATCTACTTTTGTACAAGCGGTAGAAACAAAACAACAAATACTTGTTTACACAGATCGAAGCCTGTTTAGCATGAGGTTCATAGGACCTCCGTTCACTTTTGGTTTACAAGAGTTATCCAAGAATATCACAATCATGAGTCCAAAAGCCGCCGTTGCCGTAGATGATGCAGTGTTTTGGATGGGTAAAGATAATTTTTATGTGTACGGTGGACAAACACAACAAATACCTTGCACCGTAAGAGATAAAGTTTTTTTAGATTTTAACACAGTGCAATCAGATAAAGTTGTTGCTGGAGTTAACTCTAAATGGGGTGAGATATGGTGGTTTTATCCGTCTGCTAGTTCAGATGAAAATGACAAATATGTCATCTATAATTATCTAGAAAAATTATGGTATTATGGATCACTTTCAAGAACAGCGTGGCATGATAGAGGTATTCGCCAGTTTCCTATTGCAGCAGGATCTCCACACTTATTTGAACACGAAAATGGAAATGACGATGATGGATCTGCCATGACAGCTTCTGTAGAGTCCAGTCAGATAGATATAGGTGATGGTTATAATTTTAGTTTTATAAAACAATTAATACCAGATATTAAGTTTGATGGTTCTACATCCACAACTGGTAATCCTAGTGCTACGTTTACGTTACAAGCAAGAAAAGGACCTGGTAGCACATATGCTAATAATTCGGGTGGAACAAGCACAAGAACATCTACAACTCCAGTCGAACAATTTACTGATTTAATTAATGTAAGACTTAGAGGACGTTCTTTTAACATGAAACTCGAATCAACGGAGCAAGGAGTTGCTTGGAAATTAGGGACACCAAGAGTAGATATTAGACCAGATGGGAGAAAATAATGTCTTCGAGAAATCTTGCTTCACCCAGATTGCCTTTACCAATTGGAGAGGTGGATCAGTCTTACATAATCGATTTGGTCAGAGTATTAGAGCTTTTCATACAACAATCTGATAATCCAGGTGAAGGAAGAAACACTAAACTGGTGTTTACAAACATGCCCACAAGTGATGTAGGTTTAGAAGAAGGAACCTTGTACAGATTTGGAAATGATGTTAAAATAAGTTTATTAAACATAGCAGGTGTTGACGGATCTTCTGGAACTGCTACATTAGGTAATGTTACTGTATCGGTGTCGTAATGGGTATATTTAAAAGTTTTACAAAAATTCTTAAAAAAGCCGCACCAATCATAGGTGGTAGTATCGGTTTTGCCCTTGGTGGTCCGTTAGGTTCTGCCGCAATAGGTTCTGCTTTGGGTGCAGGCATAGGGTCACTGGCTGCAGGTGCAGACACAGATGACGCATTGAAAGCTGCACTTCTTGGTGGTATTGGTGGATACGCTGCGAGTGGTGGTAAATTATTCACAGCTGCCGCACCAAGTGCCACGGCTGCTGGAACACAAGCAGTTACAGATTCTGTTGTTGCAAGTGGTATAGATAGTGCCGCTCCAGGTTTAGCTAGTTCTTCTATTCCTAAATTTGTTCCAACACCAGAACCCACATTTTTTCAAAAAGCAGTAGATTTTGCAAAAGAAAATCCAATGCTTACTGCCTCAACGATTGGTGGTATCGGTGGTTTAGCCGCACTTAGTGGAGAAGAACCAAAACAAGAAATGTTTAAACAAAGACCAGATCCAGTTGGCACAACTAGATTAGGTCTTGGTTTTATCGGAGATAAGAGTTACGATCTAGATAATAGAGAAGATAGACAAAGATATTTTGAAGATTTAAAAAAACAAGAAGAAAACAAAAGAAATAGAGACGAAATAGGAATAGATCCCGTGGGAATAATGGCTGCAGCAGGTGGCGAAGTAACAGGTCCTGGAACAGGAACGAGTGATTCTGTACCAGCAAGATTATCAGATGGTGAATTTGTATTGACTGCAAAGGCAGTTAGAGGTGCAGGTGGTGGAGATAGAGACGTTGGAGCTGCAAGAATGTATGAAATGATGTCTGAACTAGAGAGGGTTGCATAATGGCTACACAAACTACAGAACAAACCGTAAGATTAGCACCGTTTCAAGAAGAATTTTTAGCTGATATATTTGAAAGTGCAAAAGGAATCACAGAACCTGGTTCATCTATGCCTTTTGCTGAACAGCAATTAGCAGGACTTTCACAAGGACAAAGAGACGCAATAGCAAGAGCCACAGCAGGCGTAGGATCTTTTGAACCTTTTTTACAAAAAGGCAGCGAAGCAATTGGTCAAGGTATAGGAGCAGTTGGTGCAGGTCTTGGTACAATTGGTAGTGCCATAGGTCAGACCGCTGGTGCTACTTATGATTTTGATCCAACTTCTTATCAACAATTTATGAATCCGTTTACAGAAGATGTTATTGCAACAACACAGGCTGATATAGCAAGACAAGGACAAATGCAACAGAACGTATTAGGTGGACAAGCCGTGGGCGCTGGTGCATTTGGTGGATCTAGACAAGGCATAGCTCAAGCAGAGATTGCAAGAAATGTCATGGATCAACAAGCTAGAACTGGTGCACAGTTAAGATCGCAAGGATTTCAACAAGCACAGAACATAGCACAACAAGCTGCAGCAGCAAGAGCACAACAAGCATTGAGACAAGCACAACTTACTGGTCAATTAGGACAAACAACTGGTGCACTTGGTCAACAAATCGGGCAGCTCGGAACACAAACCGCGGCTCTTGGACAATTAGGGCAACAATTAGGTGTGCAAGATGTAAACACACTGCTTGGTATAGGTGGTCTACAACAAGGACAGACACAGAAAGAACTTGATGTGGCAAGAGCAAATGAATTAGCACAAGAGGCACTACCTTTCCAAAGAATAGGTTTCTTATCCGATATATTCAGAGGTGTCCCAGCGTTGCAACAAACTGTATCAAGATCAACAACTCCACCACCAAGTAGATCTTCACAACTTCTTGGACTAGGAATCGCGGGTCTTGGAGCAGTAGGACAAGCTGGTGGTTTTGGTAACTTTTTTGGAAGAGCATAATGAGTATACTTAACAGACCAATGTTTAGAGTGCCAGGTATGAATAATAATCAACCTAGTGGTATTATGGCTTCCAGTCCTAATTTAATTAGAGTTGGAACAGCTAGTGCAAACCCATTACTAACTGGATCTGCTAGTAATACTTTTCAAATACCCATGTATAAGGATCAAAAGCCAAGCGTATCAGAATTGATAGGAAGTCCTTTTACTTTTCCAAATGTAATTGATGAAAATCAAGCTAGAAACACTGGAGATATAGAGGGACTTGGTAAGGCATCTATTCTAAATCCAAAAGAAGGTGGTGGCGGTTCTGATATCATGACTAAAACCAATTTAGATAAATTAAAAGAAGCTGCATTAAAAAGTAAACAAAAACAATCAGATAGAACAGTTGATGCTTTTGATCCTAAAGTTGGCGAGGAGTCTCAAAAAGTTGTAGGCAGTAACACAAGTCTAGATGATGCAGATGCAGATTATTTTGGTGGAGATGTACCTGTTTCAGAAGCTCCTTTTTCAAACGAAGGAACTGCAAAAGCAGATTTAAAACCAAATCCAAACACTCCAACAACATCCGAGCCAAATATTTTAAGTGGTTTTCAATCAAAACAAAAACAATTGTCTGATAGGATGACAATAGCAATTAATAATTTATCACAAGGTCTTGGAAGTGCAGACGATATAAAGATAGGTGGTAAAACAATTACTGAAAACATGACATCGTTAGTGGCAAAAATGAACGAAAAAGGACAAGAACCTACACTTGCTGACGTACAAGATGATGCGATTCAATTATTAGGGTTCGATCCACGAGAGCTAGAAGGAGAGTTTGAAGAGGACAGAAAAGCATCTATCTTTTTAAACATGATGAAAGCTGGTCTTGCTATTGC